TCCTATATCACCAGAACCTAATAAACTTACACCGGCAACAGTTTTAATATTTGTACCTGATACAAGTGTTGATTGTTTATTTGCTATGTTTCCATCTAACTTATTGATAGCTGTCAAAATACTATCTGCTGTAGTAATTGTTCCAGCACCAGATACAAAGCCTGTAATTAGTTTACCTGTAACTGTTGATGCTGATATACTTGTTGAAATAGATGTAGATCCAGATCCAGAAATATCTCCGCTAAGAGTTATAGTTTGATTTGCTGTAAGATAAGTTGAATTATCATAGCTTATTGTTGTACCAGAAATTTTAACAAAACCTGTTCCACTTAATGCAGATTGTTTGTTATTAAAAGTTGTCCAATCAGAAGATGTTAAATAACCTCCTTGGGATCCTGATGCAGCTTGTATTGTAAATACCCCAGTAGTATTATTATAAAATAATGGTGATGAAGCAGAAAGAGCTGTTAAACTAATACCACCTAAACCTGCCAATGTATAAGTAGGAATATTTATGGTATTACTTATAAAAGTAGCAGAACCAGAATTACCAGTTGTCGTAAGTGATATTGCTGCTTGTTTTCCATTAAATGTAGACCAGTCAGTAGAACTTAAGGCACCTCTATTACTTGCAGATGCCGTTGGAATATTTAATGTAATAACTGGTGTTGTTGTTCCATTTGCTACAGTTGAACTTATATCTGTTCCCGTTGTACCGATTGTTAAAGCTGCTACAGAAGTAACACTACCTGAGCCTTTGTTATTAAATGTATTCCAGTCTGTAGAACTCAGATAACCTGATTGAGATGTTGTTGCTTGCTGTATTGAAAAAGCACCTGAACTATTATTGTATGACAATGGTGTACTTGCTGTCAAGCTTGTTAAAGAAATACCTCCTAAACCAGCTAAAGTATATGTTGGTATATTCAGGGTTGTTCCAATAAAAGTTGCACTTCCTGATGAACCCGTTGTTGTTACACTTATAACATTTTGTTTAGCATTCCATGTTGCTGCAGATGAGATGTATGAATCAGCAATAGCTGTACCTTGCCAAACTCCTGAAGCAATTGTTCCAACTGTATTAATATCTGTACCAATTAATTTACTAGCAGATATTGAACCTGCAAGCATTGCATTAGTTACACCTAAGTTTGATATAGAAAAGGAGTTACTTATTAGTGATAAACCTGAACCAGCTGAATAAGTTCCTGCACCTGATATTTGCCCAAATGTAATTGGTGTAACACCAATAGTAACATTTGTTGTAGTACAAGTCCACTGTGTATTTTTATAAGTACTTCCTTGTTCAATTGCTACTGTTGCTGTCTCAAGTTCAATTGATGTTGATACATCAGTTGCTCTTGACCATACACCACTTGCTACAACATATATACCATTATCTGATGCAGTTGACTGGTTCTTAACAAGAACTCTATTACCTGTAGTTAATGAAACACCGTCAATTGTTAAAAATCCACTAAGTGTTATATTGGATGTAGTTGCAACAATACATGAGTTTTTCCAAGTAATACCTGTTATGAGGTTGTCTACATATTGTTTTGTTGCTGCACCTAATGATGCTGTAGGATCTGCATTTAATATCAGATTCCCAGTCATGGTTCCTCCTGATAAAGCTAATCCTCCAAGACCTCCTAATGTATAAGTTGGGATATTTAAAATATTACTTGATAATGTTGCAGATCCACTATTTCCAGTAGTAGTTAAACTTGTAATTCTATTGGTATATGCACTATTCCAATTTGCTGATGAAGAGATATAAGTATCAGTGATTGCTCCTGCATTCCATACACCTACTGTTATTGTTCCAAGAGTGGTAATTGTATTAGTTCCTACCCAAGTACTTAATGCAGTATTCTCTACATTACTTAAACCTACATCTGCTTTAGTTGGAGTGGAATAACTTAAAACACCAGAACCATTATTCTTTAACCAACCTGATGAATTAGAAAGAGCTCCTAAAGTAGAAAGTATAGTGTATGCTGTTTGCTTACCATTAAAAGTATTCCAGTCTGCATTATTTAAATATCCAGATTGTGACGTATTTGCAACTTGTATTCCAAATACTCCTGTAGTATTGTTATATGTAAGAGGAGATGTAGCAGATAAATCAGTTAAAGCAATCCCTCCTGAATCAGCTTGCCAAGTTACTATACCAGAACCATTTGTTTTTAATATTTGATTTGCAGTACCATCTGTATTAGGTAGTCTATATGCATTATTAACATGCAAGTAGCCAGCTAAATAAGTATCTATAGTAACTCCTTGTGCACCAATAGTTGTGGTATTTGTACCATTACCTATTGTATTATAACCAATCACTATTTGATTAGTATCCGTTGCGTTTAATGATTTAGTATTTATACCAATAAATATTGATTGATTAGGTGTTGTATTAACACTTGACCCATTAGAAAGAAAAGCTCCAGCTTGAGAACCTATACCAATATTATTTGAACCTGTTTCATTATTAAACAATGCTCTATAACCAAATGCCACATTATAGTTACCGGAAATATTGTTATATAAAACTTCTTGTCCAAATGCATCATTTACGGTACCGGTAGTATTCAAGTACATAGCAGTTAATCCAATGGCATTATTGCTGTCAGCAGTACTATTATATAAAGCATTTCTACCAATAGCAATCAATGATGAACCAGTCAGGTTACTGTATAATGCAGTTGATCCAATTGCAATAATATTATTTCCTGTAGTATTATTAAACGCTGACTCATAACCAACAAAAGTATTATAGTTACCAGTTGTGTTATTTACACCAGCATCCATTCCTAATGCTGCAAGATATGATCCAGTAGTAGTGCTTTGTAATACTCCATATCCGATGCCTGTATTTCCAGATCCCGTAGTATTCTCTCTTAATGAATAAGCTCCAACTCCAGTATTTGGACCTGAAGTATTGTTCAAAAGAGATCTAAATCCTACTGCAGTATTTGAATTACCAGTACTATTATTTTGTAATGTTTGATGTCCTATAGCTGTATTTTGAATACCTGTAGTATTCCCTAATGCAGATTGACTACCAAATGCTGTTATTAAAACTGTACTATTTAATGCAGATTGGTAACCAAATGCAGTTAAACTATATACTCCAGAAGCAGAAAAACCAGCTTGATAACCAACAGTGGTATTATTACCTCCTGAAATATTGGAATTAAATGCTTGTTCACCTAGTACTGTATTATTGGCTATATTATTTGGACCTCTACCAATAGTTATATTATTTACTAACATATCACCTGTAGAAGTAACATTACCTGTTGTTATCCTATACGAGCCTGCATTCCAATCAGCTGTTAATGCAATTGATCCATCAGCTTTTAAAAATACGGATGAAATATAAGAATCTAAAATAGGTGAACCATTCCAAACACCACTACTTATTGTTCCTACAGTAGTAATATTTCCAGAACCTCCCCAAGTTGATAGAGCTGTATTTTCTACATTACTCAATCCTACAGCAGATTTATCTAATGTTTGCCATGATTTATCACCTCTCCAATATTGAGAGGTAGTGCCTGATGTAATACTAGGTTCTTTACTATTAAAATTATTCCAATCAGTTGTACTTAAAACACCTCTGTTTGTTGATGATGCTGTAGGAAAATTAAATGTATGAGTTTCAGCTGTACTAAATATATTAACATCCGTTCCCGCTGAACCAACTGAAAAGTATTGTGTTGGTTTACTCAGACCATTTAATGTAACTACACCAATAGAATAAGTAGTTTGTAATTGGGCTAATCTTGAATCTTGTGTGTATAATGTAACAGTTCTACTTCCTCCAAAATTTCCAGCAGTTAATCCAATAGCTAGTCTATCTGTTGACAATAATGTAATACCTGATGGTATTGCAATAGTGAAGGTGTACAAATCAATTGTTGTACTATTAGTAATTGATTCAGGTGATCCTGTTGCAAGTAATGTAAAATTTGTTCCATCATACTTATAAAGTTTAGGTTGTATTGTACAATTTCCAGAATTATTATTTTGTGAAAAATACATTCTACAAATCCATGATCCTGAAGGAATGGTAAGTTGATCAGGATCATTTACATCTGTTAAAAAATATACGGTATCTGATCCAGATGTTAAATTAAAATTTACAGCTGTTCCTGTATTTGCATTTTGACTTATTTGATAATAAGGGTTTCCACCAAAAGTTCCTTGATTGACACCACCATTTAAATAATAATTTACACTACTTCCTCCACCGCTTATTTCTGGAAATGTAGATAATTGACCATCACCTCTTACATATTGAGAAGCTAATCCAGCAGCACCAATATTGATTGTACCTGAAGTTGTTATTGGAGAATTAGAAACTGTAAATGCAGAAGGTACTGTTATACCAACACTTGTGACACTACCTGTACCTTTATTGTTAAATGTATTCCAATCAGTTGCTGATAAATAACCATCTTGAATTGGAGAAGCTTGATATATAGAAAGATTTGGAGTTAACCCACCTGATGATAATAATGGTAATGTTGCAGTTACAGATGTAACACTACTGCCTCCAATACTTAAAGTAACATCATTATCCACAGTTGTTAGCGTTACATCTCCTGTAAAATTTAATGTTCTAAGATTGGATGTTACAATAGTACCATTATCTTCAACAATGATTTTGTTTATTAAAGTAATTTCAGTACTCATTCTAATTCAAGAATTGGTTAAAGTAAATGTATTATGCTAAATATGCAATTAATAAGGTTGTACCATCTGCATCATAACTAATAGTACTTATGATATTATTTAAAGCTCCTGCATCTAAATTAATAATTTCAGTTGGTAATAACTCAACACCATTAACAGTAGCCGGATTTGTACCAACATTTGCAATTGAAATACTGCTTATATTTGTTAAAGTTGCAGCTCCATTTGTTCTAAGAATATGCGCTGTTTTAGTTTGAGGTGCAAGATATGATCCTGAATTACCTGTAAAAGCTTGAAAGATTTTATCTAAACCTAACAACACTTTATATTGCCAAGGATAATTATTTCCTTGGTTTCCTGTATCTTTTAAATTTCCGATTGACATGATATAAATATTTAGACTATGTATAATAATATAATCAAAAAAATTCACATAAACAAAAAACCCCGGAAGTTAATCCAGGGTTTAAGAAAGGAGTCAAGCAATGACTATTCTGTTACTACTTCTAAAGTAGATTTTACAGGAACTAATCCATGTACAACATTCAACGCTACCAAGATTTGATTGGTATCAGCTAATGTAAATACACCTTTTAGATTAGCTGCATTCAATGCTTACTCTAATACTTTAATTGCTTCAGCTGGTTTCATAGTTTAAATTTTTGTAGTTTATAATTACTGAGTTGTAAATATAATACATTTAAACTTATTGTATAGCTTGCAATTGAGTTTTTTGTTCTGGAGTTAAAGAATTAACAAACCAATCTTTACCCAGCATAATTTGTATATGCTGTACATTTCTGTTAAGAACATTTGTTTGTTCTTCTGTTAATGTTGATTGAGCTTTTAATTCTGTAATTAAAGCTACACTATCATAAGCTGCAGATATTGCTTTATTAATTTCTTCTTGAGTTACTTATTGAGTTGTCATTTTATTTATTTTTTTAATTTATACTAATAATATTTTTCTTGGTACACCATTAATAATAACATTCCATACTTGTGAAGAAGTATGACTTTCTGTTGTTACTGATCCAGCATTTACACTAGATGAACCTACTACAAATTGATTTGAACCTGTAGCTGTTGCACCAGATCCAATAATTACAGATCCTGAATAATCACCATTTACTGCAGTATTCATACCAATTGCTGTATTATCTGTACCAGTTGATAAAAAACTTTGAAGTGATTGATAACCAACTGCAGTATTATAATTACCAGTAGTTAAGTTTTGCAATGCTCCTGCTCCAGATGCTGTATTTGCCGCACCTGTAGTACAACCGTTTAATGAAGTTGCACCATATGCTGTGTTAGATGAACCAGTTGTGTTTGTATAAAGTGAGCCTTGACCCATAGCTGTATTATACTGCCCTGTGGTATTAAAGTTTAATGCTGTATGCCCGACTGCTGTATTTATTGAACCCACATTATTATTTAAAGCATATGCTCCTACTGCTGTATTATATGCACCAGTTACAGTGGATCTCATTGCACTATGTCCTACAGCTGTATTATAAGATGATGTTGTAATCTGGTTTAATGCAAATACACCTATACCTGTATTATAACTTCCTGTTGTTATAGAAGTTAAAGCTACGCATCCAATTCCGGTATTATTAATACCAGTTGTTAATCCATATAAAGTTTGAACACCTAAACCTGTATTTTGATAACCTGATGTTGCGCGGTATAAAGCTTGATCTCCTACTCCGGTGTTTGCATAACCTGTAGTAACAGCAGATAATGTATTATTACCTAAGTATGTATTTTGATTTACATATGTCGGTAAACCTACAGATAAATCACCACTACCTAAAACAGAATTACCATTAATAGTTTTGATATTACTACCTGATACTAAAGTTGCCTGAACAGAAATATCACCTGATCCTAAAATACTAGTACTATTAACTGTTTTAACATTGGTTCCGGAAACCAATGTTGCTTGAACATTTATGTTACCTGATCCTAATAAACTTGTAGAGTTAATAGATTTAATGTTACTACCTGATACTAATGTATTTTGTTTACCATTTACTTGAGATTGTACACTATTAACATTTGATTGTACAACATTAATATTTGATTGTAAATCATTTAGTGAATTTTGTAAATCTGTTTGATCAGAAAGAGTTCCTGTAATTGTACCCCATGCGGGAACACTGCTAATTTGAGATTTTAAATCTCCAAAAGTTACACCTAAAGTATTTCCTTGTAAACTACTTCCTATTGATACAGGTATCACAGCATTATCTGGAACATCTGTTATTATATTTTGAGCCGTAATAGGATACCCAAAATTTATTTGTCCTTGAAAACTCATAATATTTATTTATTAGTTCATTGCTTGCCAAGCTGTACCGTTATATACTTTTGCTTTATTTAATGTAGTATCATAATACATTTGTCCTGCAATAGCTGTACCCACAAATGTATTTACTGCTGCATCATTTGTAAAATGTGGTAGCTTTGGTACTGTAGGTAAAAGGTCTGATTTCTTGATAGCTACTGTCAAGTATTTATCATCTCTGTTTGGATCAGGTTCTCCCACTGCAATTAATGCATCATCTGTTACTGACGTTACAATTCTATTATTCTTAGTCCAATTAAGCCAATTAAAAATATCCATGATTATAAAAATTTATGTTATACTTTAATATACAAAATTAATTCCACAAAAAAAAGTCCTTAGTAATTAAACCAAGGACTTTAATAGAAATAGAATTAAACTAGTTACATATGAAAACCTAAAACAAATGATATAATTAACATCGTTACAACAATGGCATTAGCAATAAGAATACTATCTCTATCTTCATTCCATACATTGTGTATTCTATTAAAGACAGGTTTTCTTAACTTGTCTTGTACTTGAAACAAAACAAGTATAGTGATAATACCAAATATGTACAATATTATTTTCATAAACTATCAATTCTTCTGCGCAAATATATTAAAGCTTTTTGTAAATCCTCCTTTTCTTTTGCAGGATCTTTCTTTCCAGCGCGCGCAATGTATTTAATTACATTACCAAGATAGAAATCTTTGTCAAGTTTCCAAGCTTCTAACACAGCAAATACTTCATATGGATTATCAGCCCCACCATAATGAGCAGGTCTAATAGCTTCCATCTTCTCACAAAACAATTGTTCTTTTGAAGCACCTTGGTTAGCAGGTAATACTGCTTCAATAGAAGCGGATTGCTCTGCTCTTTCTTTCAAGATTTGTTTTCTTTGCTCATTCATGTAAGTATCGTAATCTAATGTTCCCATCTTAGTATTTAAATGCAATGTCAAATTCTTTTACTAATAACTTCATTTCTTCACCGATCATGATTTTCTCAGCACCTTCTAAAGCAAATGTTTGTACATATACTTTATCCCCGGTTTGAACTTTTTCTACTTCATCCCCCACGGCAAATACTTCAAGTTCTGTCCATTTCTGGATAGCTTCTTTTTCGCGCGCTGCTTCTTGAGCAGGACTTAATTCAATAACTGGTTTCTCAATCTTTGGTACATTGATTAAGATTCTTTTTCCGAATAACTGTTTCATAATTTATTGTTTTTATTTTGTAAAGTTATTAATTCTTTCACTTAAGATACCTCTATAGACTTCCATTGTTTCTAATTCTTTAATCAATGATTCTTTTTCTACAAGATCTAGTTCTGTTTTAAATTTGTGGGTAGCTAAAAAAGTTTTTAATTTAATTATGTCAATTTGTAAATCATTATGCTCTTTTATAACTTTTAGTTTATACTCATCTGTATTATTTATTAATAAGTTTAACTCAGAGTTTAATTCTTTTGATATATGCTCAATGCAATCACGTTCAGCTTCTTCATAAGAAACTAAGTCTGTTGCTCTAACAACTAATGACAATTTTTTTGTATTTCCTTTTTCAAGTTGCTTGTATATCTCAAAACCCCAGATATCTTCTTTATCTTCCATTTTGAAAATGTAATGGTTATACGTAATAAGACCTATATAGCCAAAATGTTTTCTGAATAATTCTAATGTGTACATGACTTTATTTAAATGTGATTACTTTTACTACTGCCATTTGCGCGCTTACTAATTCACCAACAGCATGGTCAAACAATAAGCTCTTAACAGGACTTCTTGAATCTGAAGTATAACTGTCTTTAAGAATGTTTGCTACCTCAGCAAATAATTCTTTTATTTTAGCTACACCAGCATCATTAGAGGGATTGAATTCAATACCTACTAACTGTTCTCCAAATGAAAGCACCTTAGTTTCATTAAGCTCTATTCCTCCTTGAGCTCCTTCTGGAATGTTTACAACTATCTCACTCATTTTTTATAATTTTTAGTGGTTAATACTAAATGCTGAAGCCATCCTTTCAATGCTTCAAGCTTTTGTCTGTTACTTGTTTTACTCATGATTATTTATTTTAGGAATAGCTATTGCTCTAAATATTCCTGGTTTATATTCTTCATAACTTCCTGGATGAAGTTCACAATTCTTATTCTTTGCCATTTGTTTGATCTTAGCAAAAGCTAATTTATAATCAGCATATGCTACAACAAAATACATTCTTCTATGAAAAGGGATCAAACAACATTTCTTCAAATCACTTCTCTCCGGCATGACTCTTAACCTTTAGGTAGTTCTCCTCAAAAAGATCTGGTCTGTACACTGAAAGTCTTCCTTCACTATCCTTTACAATGTAATCTCCAGGATGTGTTCTCTTTGGACCCAAAGATGTAGTAACATATAAAGCCATCTGATTAGTATTACTAGGAATAATAAACTCAGCAGCACCGGAGGTAAATACAAATACATCTGATCTATCTCCTTCAACATATCTCAATACATCAACATATGTTGGTTTTGTCATGTATCTTCCACTCATTTTATGCATAATTTTTAGTGTTGCTAATAGGAGCTAAAGCTTCATCATGACCATCTTCATCAAAGTCTCTAGCTAACAAATCAAACTTTGCTTTCTCTAATAATCCTACTAAAACTGGGATAGCTTTTTTTTGGAATTGTGCCGTTCTAATTTCAAATCCTCCCTCTGGATATGAAAGGATTTCTAAAACCTTTATAGGTTCTTCCGCTTTTTTGTTTTTTGCCATTGTTGATAATGTTTGTTGGTTGTACAAATATAAAAAACTTTTCTAAATAAAAAACCCAAGCAGTAATTCTTGATCAGAGAAACTTACTTGGGCTTGTCAATGGTTATATAATAACTACTTTCCCACTAACAGAAAAGACCAGAGATAGTGAGCAGATCTTACGGTATGCCTCCTGGTACTTGACCTGCAGATACTATCCACAGGGGAGTTGCACAGATGGAAGGACTCGAACCTACAACTACTGGTTTTGGAGACCAGTGCTCTACCAATTGAACTACACCTGCATAAAAAACCCCGGCTTAGACAAGGGTACCGGGGTTTAACATATTAGGCTAAAGCGGAAACAGTACCTAAAATGACATAGCACAAATATAACACATTTTTTTATTCTAAGGTAGAAGTAGATACTTTTTAATTTAGCCCCGCGCTCTTTGGCCCTTATGTTACCACATAGTAACTTACCAAATGGTAATACAGTTGTGAGAGCTTTACTAATGGTTATATGAGCTTATGGGTTAGGGGATTTATTATAGGCAGTAGGATGTTGGTGCCCCCCACTGCAAGCCTCCCCCCTCAGATAAATCTTCGGGGTACCCCCTATGCCTTTGCCCTGCTGGCTTGCATACAGCTGCGCCAATTAACTTTTTCCTACCGGAGAAAAAGTTTGCTTGGCTTGCTGTAACTAACCTCATTGCACAGACCCTATCTTTTTCTAACCCTTAACTTAATTGGATAACAATTATTAATTAACCAAAAACAAAAAAAGTTATGAAAGCAATTTTCAAAAGTAGCTACCCTGCAAAATCAGAAAAGTTAGGAGACTATGAAATGTGGGTATTCACAGTGAATGGTACACAAGAAGAGATTGATCAATATGTACAAGACAATCCTAAAGCACCTATTGATGAGGTAACAGGCAAGCCGTTGTTCTTAACGGCATATCCAGTTATTGGATGTGATAAACATCCTGTAGAATTATACCGTTCAAGAGCAGGTAAGTATGGTCTTGACAATGGTGAACTTAGAAGAGCTCAATCCATTGCAAAAAGTATGGGAGCTACACAAGAGTTCAATACAATTGCAATGAACAAGTTGACAGGAAAGTTATTTGGTAACAGAACTGCATCTGTTGTATCAGTTGCAGACATTGCTGATGAAGTTGCAGAAGAAGCTGACTTAGATAATGTCTAAGTAAGAGAGACTACCCGAAAGGGTAGTTTCTTTTTTACAAGTCTTCCCTATTCTTTGCTAACCCTTTACAGAATTTGCAATTGTCATTAAACATGCCAATTGCTTTAAGCTGATAGTTATCTTTTTTATATGTTAATCATGTTAACTCTAAAGCCCATGGAGTAGTTATCAACAATTATTATTGTTTTTAAGCTAATTGTCAATTGAAGTTTTATCTACACGGTGGAGAGGTAGCACCTGATTTAGTTGTTAACACTGTTAATCAACTAGTTATGATATCAACAGTAGTTATCAACAATTGAATAACTAATGAAGCTGTGACAGATTAAGTAATTGTAACTAATTGAAACTTATGTAGTTAAAAATTGTGTTAAAGAGGGTGAGAAGTTGTTTGGGAGTGTCAAACTCTCCTTACATCTTTACTACATCTTGATACTACAGATTCCTCTAACTAGCTCAGACTACACATTTTATATAGCTAGAGTAGGCATTCACACATTAATAACAGTACAACTATACTAATCAGTATAACACTATATTATCACCTTTACTATTATCTTATCTATTACATTAGAGAGATAGAAGTTGACAGTAAGGGCTACCGGAACTATCAATATCACTAACTAATAAACATAAAGTACCATGATTCAACAAGAAAAAGAATTATTAAGACAAGCTTTTATCAAAGTATATGACAACTTAGATGAAGTAATTAAAAAAGAACCAAGTATAAATACTTATAAAGGTATATGTGCTTTATTAGCTCATTTATATCAAGTTTCTGAAAGTCTTACAGCTTATGAATACTGCAGACTTACAAAGTATGTAAATGAGAATAGACCAAGTAAATGGTCTTCATATTCTGCATATAGAGCAAAAGGTATTGGTTATTTCTGGTTTCCAGGAGATTGGAAGATCAGAAAAAGATGGATTAAAAAACAAATAAAAAAGCTATCATAATTTAATTAAGATTGTATGACAAACTATTATTGGACCATGCAGAATGGTAAGAAAATAAATGTTGATGATATGAATATCACACATTTAAGAAACACACTCAAAATGATTTTGAGAAATGTTGAAGCTCAAAAAGCACAAGTATCAAAAAAGAAAAGTGTTTTCCAATTACATGGAGATATAGCACAAGATCATTTTGATACTATGATGGATAATGAATGGGCAGATGAAATGAATTATCATCAAGGATTGTAAATTTAAAACCTAAATACCATGACAAAAGAAATGAAAGCATACTGGATGGTTAATAACCAACTAGTATCTATAGACACTATGTCTGTAGAAGAATTAAGAGCTGCTTTAAAAGAAGTAGCAAACCTCCAGGGTTCTATCAAAGCACCAGAAGAAACAGTTGTATTTAATGACCTCTTTACCTTTGAGTTTTAAAATGCCCAAAAAAAGTATAGACTGGCACATGAAAGTTGCCAGACTATACTCACTAAAATGGACAGTAAATGATATTGCTGCTCATCTTAGAGTAGATATTGAACTAGTAAAATACAGTATTGCTGTACATTCTAAAATAACAGGATGGTACACGGAAGGTATTATAGGAGTTCAGTTTGGAAGCAAACAAGAAGCTTACCAAACAGAAAAAGAAATGTTGAAAGGGTACAAGCCACCCAAATACTCTGAGTTGAGTGAAGAAGAAAAGGCTATTTATAAATCTATTTAAATAAACTACCATGAAAATTGAACCATTTAAAAAAATTAAAAACAGAACATTAGGTGTTGAATTAGGTCATCATCTTTGTGTATTAGCATCTTATGCAAATGATGCAGAAAAAATTGGCTATAAGCCTAAGTCCAGACTAACAAAAGCATTCTACCATAAGTCTGGTACTGAGTTAAGATTAGAAGCTTCACAAAAAATGAAGCTGATAACAGCATAACTTTCATGGTAGGAAGCGAAGGTTAACAAAGACTCTGTTTAAATACAGAGTCCAAGTTAGCCATATATTGACATTAAAAACTAAAACAAAATGAAAAAACTATTATTATTATTGATGCTTGTAACAGCATCATTTGTGTACTCTCAATGGGGTTATGACCGTATGGTTGGAGAAAATGGAGCCTATGCTATTGCATATTCCAAAGATATAGAATCAGGTAAGTATCTGAAAATGGAATGTCTGAATGGAAAAATTATTTTATACATTCAAGATAATTACACTGCTACTGAGGCATTTGTATCTGTAATATTTGTTACACCTAGAGGTAACTATGAAGTTAAGTTTCATGGTGTTGCTAAAGATAATGGTAGCATTATGTTGCTTGAAAGTGATTTAGCTAATGCTTATTATTTAGATTACTTTAAACAATCTACACAAGCTGTAGTAAAAATGACATTTGATATCTATGAAGACTTATACTATGCATTCAACATGAAGTATAGTAGTGGAGCTTTTAATTTCATGTATAATAACAGATACTTATGACACACGTTGAAGAATTAAAAAGAAGAGTTTATGATCTTGAGCTGTATTACAGTCAAGTATCAATAAACTATCCGGATAATCCGGAAAAAGAGGCTAAGCTTAAAGAAATCAATGATCAAATAATTGATTTTGAAAAAGCTATCTTTAACATAGAGACAACAAAAGCAGTTAAATTATTTGAACAAGCAGTCTACACAACAGTAGCAATACTTGCTGTAGTTGCAATATACTATATATTATGCTTATACCTAAAAAAGTAAGATGTATTGATGGTCAAGGAAGTTTTATAACTGGAAATGAATATAATGTAGATCATGATGGATTTATTTGCTTTACTCCATTAGAAGTAAGTGGTAAAAAATGGAATTCTAAACCTAAGGGAGGATCTGTCTTTGAACCTATCTACACAGAGGAAGAATTACTGGAGTATGCTGAAAAGATGTATCCAATTGGTACAAAATTTAAAACTGCTTCTAAAGCAAATAATGAAACATTGACAGCACATTATTCACCAGCAATCGATTTGAACGGAGATGTTGAAGTTGGAAGTGGTTATCTTTATTACAAATCTACCAATACTTGGGCTGAGATTGTTTCTGAACCTAAAAAAATTGAATCATTTGCTATTATGTGTCCTCGAAATTATGGTATCAATGATATATGGGAAAAATATATAATTTGGTTAAGGAATAAAGGAGATAATAAACCTGCAGGAACAGTTTGTGGTATTTATTATGGTATTACTAAATCAGGAAAAGTAGATTTTAGCAATTGTATAGACTGTTTTGATGAAATAAAACCATTTGAATATATCTATGAGTTGTTAAATATTCCTATGATTGAAAAAGTAGGTGAATCTTTAGAAGCAAAGTATGCTGTACAATTAGCTAAGGTAAAAAGATTATTTCCAATAGGTTCATTAGGGGAAGTGATGCGCTGGAAGGGTAATGGTACAATAGAATATAGAATGAGTAAATTAATTTCAACTATAGTTGATAACAATGAAAAGCTTCCAACAAAACTTCTTTCTTCAAAGAAAAAGAAACCTTTACTCAAACAAGTTGTTGCTATGCCAACTATAAAAAATAGAATAAAATAATTAATTTTGTAACCTTTAAAAACAAATACCTATGAAAACAAACACAACAAGTTTTGTTAAACAATTCATTGCTAAAGTAACAGGAGATAATGCTCAAGTACAAGCTGAAAAAGCTTGGAGATCTGCCAACTCTGCATTAGATGTTCAAATATCTAACATGACTGGAGATTTAATTCAGTTAGAAGATGCTGTTGAAGAAGCAACAGAAGCTTTAAACAATGCAAGAATTAACAATGGTCAACCTATTGCTGACAGGACTAAATACATTGAGAACTTAATCAATGCTAAAGCTGCATTAGAAACTGTTAAAGAAAATCTTGTAGACCACACATTTACATTAGATTTCCTTAAAGCAGAGAAAGATGCTTTAACAAACTAAAAAAAATAACCAGTACAGGTACAAAGATTCCTGTGTTGTCCTTTGTATATGCGTTGCTATACACTGGGCGACTGACTCTAAAGCGAGCGACTGGTTATGTGTTTTGTTCCCTTGAGAAAGGAATACTAATTAAGACTGAATTAAGGCAGGTACTGCGAGTGTCAGGCAACACAGAGGATTTCTCAGCCTTATTCCGGTGTGTGGAATTAAATTAACGCAAGAACTTTTGTAGTTAAAGTCATGTAGATGTGAAAACATAAAACTACAAAACAGATTGGCTCAAAGGCATGGGTTGCAAATTGAGGTTAATGTCCGCGCGTTGAAGATCAGAAGGAGGGTTATTGCGTGGTAGATTATTTAATTTATTCTTTACAATCTGAACAGGTTGCTTCCTGTTATTTATGGTGGGATGG